ATGGTGTACTACCAGTGATATTATTACTATTAAACTGATTTGGGGTTGTTAATCCGGTAGTATTTGTGTCGTTAATTAATGTAACATCGTAAAACGATAGTATCGATCCGGCAGGTAAATTACTTAATGTTCCCGTATCACAGAATAAAACAAGAGTACTATCCGTGAATGTCGTTGACGGGTCCACTGTAGTTGTGTTTGGTATGGTATTTCTTACCGTTGTTTGAATAATATTTTGATTATCAAAATATCTTTCTCTAATGTTTGCCATGTTCATTGATTGCGATAATTGAACATCCATACCAACAAATGGTATTCCTCCCTGAGCCAACCATTGGGCTACAGGTGTCTTTATTATTTTATCATACCCGTTACCCGTGTTTTGATATTGATACCCAGCAAATATCTGTCTAATACCATTATTAAAGTTTTCAGGATTACTACTAGCCGCGGCATTTACCGAATCATAGGTAGTGAACGAACTAATTGAATTTGTATCTGAAAGTTGGCTAAAGTTACCACTAGATATGGTCGTAGTTGCTCCAGAACCAAAAGCCCCTCCATCACCCTCGTCCAATGATAAATCTTGGCAAGGACATGCTTCACAATCAGGATACGATAACATTGGTAATGATATACGTTTAAATGGATTTTCTTTTGAAAGTGGTTTTATGGCCGATTTTTTACAATCTTCTTTTTTCTTTTTTACTGATATTGCAGCAATAATTAAACAAATACCATATATAACAACGTTTATTATCCATATTATTAAATTTATTATTATACGAATTATAGGGTATAAAAACGCTAAAACATGTACAATTATTATTAATTGAACAAACGTTGGGGTTAATAACGTTATTAATATATTAAATAAGAAAAATAAAAAATCAAAATTCTTCACTCCATCATTAACCGGAAATCTATTTGTTGTTGTTGTACATCCTCTATCTGTGATTTCTTTAATACCTAAATGTCTACTTCGGTTAAACCCCCATTTCCATCTATCCACAAAATTAGCAATAGTATAAACCTTATTATAGTTAAACTCATAAAACCTATCTTCACAATTGACAGCCTCTTGTATCATCTGTTGACCAATAGTTGTGCTTGCGTCCCCATATTCATTCCAATCTAAACTAAATGCGTATGAATATAATTGGGCGTTTAAATCTGTTGGTGCATCATTAGCCCCTGAAGACCATCCCCATTCTTTTATATTTGGTACTAAATAATCACCTCTCATGATGTCATTATTCATTCCATCCTCATTTTGGTATTTGATTCTAAATCTATATTTTGCCTTTCTTGGTATTCCAACAGCAGGGTCATTTGATAATATTTGTTCTCCAAATTCATTTGTGGTAACATAATCCAAGTTCATTGGTACTTCCGTTAACCAAGTACCTTCATCGTCAATTATTTTACCCCCCTCAGGCAAACTATATTGTTCAAGTACAGGTCTACCATCAACATCGTAGTTAATAGTCTGTCTAATAGCTAAAATAGTACCTGAAGCAGAAACTAAATTACAAAGATTACCTGAATTTTTTTTAGGTTTACAATTTGTTTTTAAAAAATCTTCTTCACTTGTTGAAAATATTGACCCCATAAAAATTGCGTGAGGTTTAATATCAATACCAAAATCACGAAGATCAAAGTCAGACCTTGTAATTCCAATATTACATAAATCGGTTTCACCCCAAAATGATGTCACGTCAATATCATTTTTAATATTAACTAATTGTGGTAACGAACCTAAATCAGTCGAAGATTTAAATTGGTCTCCGTTAAATTGTTCTGGCCCCGCTAAACCGGATCTAATAAAATCAGCAGGACGTAAAGAAAAACACCCTATGTTTGATAAGTCTAAATCTAATATTAATGTTTGAATTCCTAATGGTGCACCAATAATCATAAAGTCACCACTTTCGTTTGTTTTAACCGTAAACTTATAATACTTTTCGTATACCTCTAAAACCTCACTTCTTGTTAAAACATCCTCTCTATCGGGGAATGTTCCTGTTGGTGTGTGTCCACCATATTCTTGTCGATAAGGTAAAAGGTTATACCTATATCCGTCTTCATTTTTTTGGTCGACGGTTTTATATGGATATAAGGTAGATATTACGGGGTCAGTCTCATCAATAGACTCTAAAGGTACAAATATCGATACGTTAGCGTTTGGTACCCCATAACCTCCGTTTACTATAACCCTACCCGCAACAACACCATAATCCGCACAGAATCTTGTATAAACATCTTCTTGTCTTAATTTTAAGGATAATATTTCCAAAAAATCAAAATCTTGATTGACGTTTATTCTTATGTTTTTGTCTGTGCCCGGTTGGGTTCTTATGCGATAACTCTTGGTCATTGATCTTTTAAAAATAAATAGTTATGTTCCTCATTTTAAAAAATAAGTCATAACATTTTAAAATAAAGAATCTTATGAGAAATCTACGGTTGTTAGGTTTTTAACACGTACCTTTATGTCTTTATTTGTGTACCTAACTTGATATATTTGTGTTGGTTCAGCATAGATAGTGTCGTCTATTAATTGAATCTGTCTTGTTGTCTTATCAACATATCTTTGTGATGTTTCAGATGTCGAGTATTGACCCCCAACCTTATTAAACACTTTAAGATCGGATAGTGTGGATACTCCAGCCGTGTTTTGAATTAATCTTCTAACATCAGAAACATTAACATTTTGACCTAATTCTCTATTTTCAGGTGCCATATAGTTTGAAATACCGTTAATGATTTCGGTAATAACTTGTCCTTGATTTCTATCTGATTCTAACACAACATAAATTTCATACTCCAAATCAATTACTTTTGCAACATCAATAGAAATGTAGTCATTAATCATTCTATATTTTGAAAGATATGTTGCCAAATTACTTTTTAAGTTGTTAGAAACGGTTTGTGTTAATTTTCCAGTATCGTCGTAAGATAAAATTTGAATTGTAATTTTATTATTATTTTCAGTAATAGAAACTTTTGCCGGTGCCCCAAACTTACCTGGCATCGTATCAATTAAAGATTTGTAGTCATTAATTGTTACCGCTCTTTTTTGAGCCGAAAAGTTAAATGTTACCATATTTCTAACTTCTTCTGTTGATGGAGGATTTGCCCCACCAATTGCCGCAGTCACATTAGTAATACTTAAAGATTGTCTTACATTCGTATTAATACTATCAGATGGTCCGCTAATCGCAAAATCGACAATACCGATTTGATTAATAACACCAACACCAACATTTGAACCTAAACCACCACCAATCCTATATTGAACAAATATAGTTGTGTTTGGTTGAACGGTTAATCCTAATCCTATATTATTTTGGTAGTTTGCCAAATCTAATTTAATTCCGTTTTTAGCAAAATCAGTTAGTTGTTGTTGTGGTGTTGTGGTGCCCCCACCAAATTGTATTTTTAAGAACCCTTCAGGTGTGTATTCACTGATAAATCTATTTTCAGTTTTAATATATTTTCCCACTTTAACGCCAGCATTGTCTGTTGGTTTTGTTGGGTCTTCGATGAATACCGTGTCTTCAGCCAACGCATCAACCTCATACCAACGATTTGTTGAATTAACAAAGTCCGAATAGGTTGGGACGTTAGGGTAACTTGTTCCTTCTTTTTGTATTATAGAGGTAATACCTAAAACGTTTCTTTCAGGTAAGAAAAAATTAAAGAATGGTACAACGTCAGATGAGTTAATAACTCTTTTAAACACCTTAGTGGTCCCATTAACCACAACTTCCCTTTTTGTAATTATATAATTAACAATCTTATTATTTGAATCAAAGGTTGGTATCTTTGTTCTATTAACAAAACCTTCAGGGTTATATTGTGTACTAAAGTCGATATCATAAACTGTTTCAAATACTGTTCCTCCTCCATTAAATTGTGCCCCTGCTCTTAAAATACCTAAATAACGGTAGTCTTCACTATCCCCAAGTGGTGGTACCACAATAGAAACGTCAACAACAGCAACAGATGGTCGATATCCTGGAATTTTTAATCCGTACGTTCTTGCGATATTATAAATAGATGATCTTTGTTGTGCATATTGAAGTACGGTTTCTTGTACACTCCTATCTATTTGATAATTTAAGTTGTCAGCTACTGCAGCATTTAAATCCATTAAAACTGAAAATATCGAAGCGTCGTTAAAGTTTTGTACTAACTCAGGATAATACTGTTTAGTATAATTTATTAACTCTTGTCTTATACCTTCAAAATCCCTTTCAGTATAATTTATTTTTTTATTAGCCATAATTAAATGTTAATTATTATAAATTCTCGACTACCAAACGCTTTATTTTCGTCGGTATAATCTATTTTTAATTTTGCAGTATACTCGGCGGTATTAGCACCAGGTATTCTATATATACTCGCTTGACCTAAAAGCTCATAATCAAGTTGACCGGCAATGTCCCCACTTTCAACGTAAGGCTCAACAGTAATACTATTGATTGTTAGGTTTGGTATGTATTTTTCAACCTGTTCTTCAATTTCAGTCTTAATACTTTCAAACGTTTCACCATCTAAAGGTTCAAAAATAAATTCATATATTCTTGTACCAAAATCAGGTAAATAATACCTACTACCCCTTCTGGTTAATATAAGATGCAATAAACTAGACCTAATCTCCTGATCGGCAGTTTGAGTTAGTTTAACATAATTCCCTTCAACACTTTGTAAAAAAGGAAAATTTATTCCGTATGTGATACCATTAGACATATTAAATAAATATAATGTGATGAATTTTCTAATAAATAGATATAAAATAAAAAATCCTTACGAAAGTAAGGATTCTTTTAGTGTCTTATTACCTTTAACATGTGGCGGCGAATAACAACAATGTAAACATTTATTACCACAACAACTTCCTCTACCTTTATGGTATTCTTCTGTCATAACCATTCTACCATCGTTATTATAATAAAAGTCCGTAGGAAGGAGTTTAGGTTTTATAAACTCCTTCACATACAACTCTTGTATCCAATCTTTAGATGCGTTTACCGTCATTTAATTATTTTTTTTTATAATATTAAACGATTTCACAAGCTCCACCAGCACAAGCGGCTTCACCTCTAAGGTCTGTATTATCTTGTAACTCAACCACTTTTGTAAGATCAACATCTGATAATGTTTTAACCAATCTTTCAAATTCTTCTTTTGTACAATCTTCAAAAGGAGCTTGAGTATAAGTTCCTCCGTTATATGGTAATACCGATAGTCCGTTATAGAAATCTCTATTATTCCACATCCATTCACCAACTAAATCCCACTCATCTTCTTTTATTGAAACTGTTGCAGATACGTTGTGAGAGTTTTGTCCGTTTCTATGTCCAGGTTTAATCCATTCTTGAGATACTTTTTTAACTCTTTCCAACATTTGAAATACAGACTCGTGTCTTATAATAGCCCCTTCAGGTGCTTTTTGTGGTATACCGATAACTGCGGTATCGTGAGGACGGAAAAACTCATCTTCAATCAACTCAGGGTGATTAACCGCCAAGTAAGAATAGATTGATTCATTCTTACCAACACGGATTCTTCTTAGATAATAATCATTATGCCAAGCATGGATTCCTGATGATGTACCCAAAACCAACGATGATGTTCCTGATGGTTTAACGGTTGTTGTTCTTGCCGATTTGTTAATCCCAATCAATTGAGCAACTCTTTCGTTTTCTTCTTTAACCGCCTTAGCGGCTTTTTTCATATCATACCCTAAAACGACCCCTGATCCAATACCTGTCATTCCAACACCGATAAGTGCGTCTTTTTCAGTTGTTCTTTTCCAAATGTCTCTTAGATAATGGAAGTCAGTGTATCCCGCTTGTAGTGTTCCAATGAACGCAGCCGCTCTAACTCTTTTTTCAAAGTCCTCTTGTGATTCAATGTCTGAAGCGTTAACCTCACACAGGTTACAGAATTGGAAAGGTCTAAGTCCTATCTCACAACATGGGTTAGTTCCCCAATCTTTATCGTTAGATAAGTAGATTCCAGGTTCACCTGCTCCCGACAACTCAATACGTTTCCATAAATCCATAAAGAATTCTTTTGTGATTTTGTGACGAAGAAGTACCGCCGAATTATTAGCTCTACCTCTTTGTGCGTTTTGTTCCCACCAATTACCTGACTTACAAGAAATCATTTCTTCATCGTCAGCCGAGAATAATGAGATAAGTGCCGCTCTTCTGATACCACCTGCTAATACCGCATCTGCAATATGACATACAATATCGTGAGTTTCAATTGGTGTTAATTTTTCACCGTCTTTTTTGTTGTTCAACACTTTTGTAATATTGTGTATACAATCTTTTAATGGTTGAGGTCCAGGAGCCTTTCCTCCTGATGTTACTAGCATCGCCCCTTTGTGTCTGATATCTGAAAAATCAAATATTGGTGTTGATGATTTATATCCTAAATAAGATTCCATCAACACTTTAATTGCGTCCGCCCATCCTTCAATAGAATCACCAATTAGGTATCTTCTTGTTCTATCTGGATTTGGTTTTTTAAGGTCTGGTAATTTTTCAACGTGGTGTTTTTGAACTGAATACCCAACACCGGTACCACCTAAAAGTAAAAACATAGTTTCAGAAAAAGAGTCAACATGGTCTATCGGCATATACGCACAATTATAAACTCTATTTGGTGAAATCTCAATTGGTTTACCTCCAAATTGTAAAGACCTCATTGATGGTAATACTTTCTTGTCGTATACCATTTTATATACCTCTTCTATTTCATTTTTAATGTTAGGGTACTTACGTTGGTGCATCTCTTTGTTTCGAGTTACTAATTCTTCCCAAGTCTCTCTCCGGTTCTTTTCGGGTTGAAACTTAGCGTATTTCATAAAGACGGTAATGTCACTTAATATTTTTTGCGAAATATTCATTTTATTTTATTTTATTTTATTAATTTATGTTAAGATTCTTGTTGTTTTTGCTTCTTTCTTTCAAGTAGCTCTTTGATTCTGTTTTTGTTTCTTTCTTCTTTTTGTTCCTCATGACCAAGAAACGTCACGCTTTGTTCTGTATCTATTTCTAACATTCCGTTATCAAATTTACAGTTTTCAAAAACAATTCCGTCTTTACCAATTCTAGATTTGGTAATAGCGATTGTTGCCAAATTCATTTCTTTCTGTTGTAGACTCTTAGCCACCGTAATAATTACGTGACCAACTTGTGCCTTTTTAATAGACCCACCCATTTGGTCTGTTGTTACCACATCTGATGATATTGAGCTTCTATTCCCTTGTGTTGCAGTCCAACCAGCAATATCTAACTCGTGACACATCGATTCAAACCCTCTCATAACTGAACCTTCACTTTTCCATTCGTCACCCAAGTTCTTGTCAGGTACAACACAATCAATATAATCTAAAATTATCATATCAACTTTATTACCTTCCGCAATCATCTTTCTTACTTGATTTTTAATTTGATTCATAGTAATTGTATCGGAAGGTAGTTTTTTCATTATCAACTTATTTTTCATAGTTGATTGAATGTGTTTGATTTTTTCCACAACTTCTATTTTGTTTTCAGATAAATCATCGGGATGTACTCCTGTCCAAAGTGTAAAGTGTTTTCTTTGAATAATTTTTGGGTTGTCCTCAAAAAAGATTTGAAGAACATTATACCCTAAATTAAATGCGTGGTTAGCAATTTTAGTTGTAAATGTTGATTTACCTACACCTGTTGGTGCTAAAATTACACCAATTTCACCTTTAGCCAAACCACCTTTTAATAGGTTGTCAATACCAGGGATTCCAATTGGAATAGGGTGTCTGTAATCATCATCCATAACCTCATCAATGTTAAAAAAAACATCGGTAGTTCCTTTGTCGGTTTCGCCAACTTGAAGTGCTCCACGTACCATTTCTTCTAACGTATCGTAACTCTCGAAATCACCTTTATCGATGATTGATTGAGCTTTAGTCATTACTTTTTGGAGTTCTTGTTGTTTACAAAACTTTAGGGCCTTTTCTTGTACATACGCTGACCCATCATCTGAAACGGTCCTTACTTGGTCAAGAGTGTCTAAAATACTCTTCTGAGCCATCGGAGAACTAATTTCTGACTTTGTCAGTTGTTCAAGTGTATCAAACGTAGGTGTGTGCTCATATTTTGAATAAAACTCCTTTATCATTTGACAAATGATTCGGAAATATTGGTTATCAAAATAGTGCGGGTCAATGACTTCAATAATGGAATTTGAGAAATCTTTATAAACAATAATGTTATTTATTAATTGATTTTGAAAGGTGTTCCCTAGATACCCGAAGTTCTTTTTGTCTGACATAATTTAATGATTTGTTGTTTGTTTTCTAATAAATACTATTAGGCGAATGAATAATTTAGGTAAGTATAAGATAAATTTTTATCTGATAAAATGTCAGTCAGGTCTCTTAGTATGTTTTTTATTGATGGTCGTACGTCCAGCGTATATCTTACCTTTGGAGGGTATACTTTAGCATCAATCACTCTATGACAAATTGTCTCATTTCCTAACTTTAAAATGATATTAAATACCTCCGGCCCATCCGTATTTGATGTTTCTAAAATGCTAGCATCTTCTTCAATTTGAAAACGATTTTCTAACATATAGACAACACATTTATTTCTTAATTTAGTTTGTAAATCTACAGATAACCCATTAAGGTAATTTAGAAGTTCTACACTATTCTTTGCTTTAATGTTGAACCCTTTAACATTAAAAAATCTCTGAACAACAAAGTTGTTGTTTAATGTAATTAAGAATTCAACCTTTGTTACGTCGTTTTGCTCTTTCATGTTTTTTTTGTTTTACTTTTTGTTTTTAAACTTTGTTTTTTCTTTTCTTGTTAACTTTAAAAATGGTTTTATAAAATAAATCCAATTTTCGTCATTCTTTGGTAGGTATTTAAACAACCCATCTTCCATCATCATTCTAATTAAATTCTTATGTCCTCTTCCGTCGGGATCCATCGACTCGGAATAATAAGATTCAACTAATTCTTTTCCTTCTTCACTTATTAGTGGTTCCGATAAGTCCACAAGTTTTTTATTTATCTCGTAATACTCATTACCAAAAATACCATCCTTTGTTCTACCACTTAATAGGTTTTTTAAAGCTGAATTATCTTTATCTTCTTTTAAAAGTAATTCTCCTTTTGTCAAAATATCGGCGATATTTACTTCTTTGTCAAGTAACTCAGGAAATAACTTAACTAATGTTTTTTCTCCCAAATAATAAATCCCATTAATATTGTCTGACTTGTCGCCAGATAATATTTTCCAAGTTTTAACATTATAGTGAGGTATCTCAACATCATACATTTTAATCATATCTCCATTCTTATAATGTTTTTTAGTACTCGGGGAATAGATACTCACATCTTCAGAGATAAGTTGTGTAAGGTCCCTATCACTTGAGAAAATGGTTTTGTGTTCGTCTTTAGATATTTTACAATAGTACGCAATAATATCGTCAGCCTCACAAGCATCAATTTCAATATGTCTTATAAACATCTCTTCCAGATATTGTTTTACCCTTGTCTTTTGATATGAGAATGAATGTACTTGTTCTTCGGTATTTGCTTGTCTTCGGTTAAGTTTATAATTGGGGTAAAATAATCTTCGTTGTGTTGAACTACTTTCACTATCCCAACAAACCACAACTTTATTGTAGTTTCCTTCATCCAAAAATCTTCTGGTTGTGTTTAAGAAATGCCAAATCCCACCAACATGTTCTCCTTTATTATAAAAATCTTTGACCCCACAAACTCCAATCTTTAGTAGATTGTTGCCATCAATAACAAGAGTTTTAATCATTTAAAATTTTTAAGTCGTTTGAAAATACTTTTTTACTCGTCAGAGTCGTCATCAGATTCGTCCAAAGAATAATCTGAATACCCTAATTTTGTTTCCCAATAATCTGAATATTCTTTCTTATAGTTATCCAAAGATTCTTTTGTGTCTGTAATATAACCTTGTGGTACCGCAATAATCTTACCATCTTTATATCCAAGACCATTAACATGATTCTTTAATATAGAAATTTTTGTTCTAATTGCAAACGATACTTTTCTACCATTCTTAGTCGCATCAATGTGACTAATACCCGCCTTTTTCTGATTACCAAATAAGAACACTAATGAGGATGCTAACCATATGGCTTCACCACCCTTAGCCTTTATTTCAGGTTGTCCAAACGGATTGTCAGGAAGTAACACCCAAGGTTGATTTAAAATTACAAGAGTGTTATAATAAGGGTATTCTTCTTTTTTAGATTTTGAAATCCTTGAATGAATCCCCATACCAATCTTATCTGCAAGTACCTTAGCGTTGTGCATTCCACCACCTTTTCCATCAAAAGTCATCTGACAAGGGACACTACCAATACTATCCCATAAAAACAATAGGCTATAAGGTATGTCACCCTTTTCTTGAGAATCTAGTATTTCATTAATAAACTCGGTTGCTTGTTCGATAACGTCAAATGAATCATTAAAGATAAACATACCATCATATTCACCAAGTTCGTTTTTCTCCGCCTGTAATCCTAATTCAATTGCATGCTCCCAAGACCATTTTTTCTCAGTAATAATAAGAACAGGTAAATGACCTTTCTTTTGTGCATCGGCTGCCGCCAATATCATTGCCGTTGTTTTTGAAGTGTTTGAGTGCCCCAAGAACATGTTAACACCACCCATTACAGGTCCGGGTAATCCACAAGAGTTCATAAACGCCTCACCACAATTATAAAAACTTTCGGGTTTATATTTTGTTTTGGTGGAGAACTTATTTTTTATTGCGTCTAAACTAAATTCTTTCTTTTTCAATGCCATAATAATTAATATTTGTTATAAAAAATATACATAAAAAAACGGGAACTTTAAATGGTTCCCGCCTAATTTTTTGTTGTTAATAAACTTAGAATGGTAGGTCTTCTGCAGGCTCTTCATTCACTTGTGGATCCACTACAGGAATCTCTTGTTTTGTTTTTGTTCCGCCAATAGAAATGTCATCACTTTCACCATAAACATATTTTTTAAGTTCTGTGCTCCACATTGGCGTCTCTCCGATTGCAATTGCTTCCAAATACTCAACAGGTTTTTTAGCATATACATCATTCCATGTTAATTCGTCATCCATCCATCCACTCATGATTTCTTTATCTTCGTGAAGTAATGCTTGGTCTTCATACATAACTGTTTGAATTACCGTGTACTCTTTTCCTTGTGGTGTTTTTGCTTTCTTAAGTTCGATGATTAAGTCACGTCCTTTTTCTGCGTCAGTGATATCACCCTTAGCTTTCCAAATAGGAAGGATTTTATCCAAAATTCCCTCATTTTTGTAGTTGTGTTTGAATCTCCAAAATTTAACACCATCTTGTTCGTTATCACGGTCAACAACTTTTACAATGTAAAATAAACGTGAACGATATTGTGAAGCTAAATCTTTATCTTCTTTTTTACCCGTTTGAATTAGTTCGTTATAAACTTCTGTAAGTGGAGAACGTTCGTTGTCATTCTTACTCGGGTCATATAACTTAACCCATTGTCCGTTTACCATGATTTCGTGATACCATACTTCAACAAATGGCGATGAACCATCTTTTGTAGGTAAAATACGAACTCTACGTTGTGCGGATGTTTCGTTTTTCATTAAGATTGCGGAAAAATATCTCTTTAATCTGTCTTCTTGTGAGATGTTTAATCTCTGTGAACCACTTGGTTGTGCGTTCTTCTCGTACTGCGCAAGTACGGAATCTAATACTGAATTTGCCATAAATAATTTTTAAATTGTTACTCTTTTATCTACAACAAATATAAGTACAAATGTCAGAATGTCAAATGAAATGGCATAAAAAAAGGGGACTTACAATCCCCTTAAATTTTTATTTTTACATTACAATGCGTTATCGTTTTTGTCGTAAATATTAAATGTTTTTTTAACTTCATTTGGTGAAAAATTTTCAACATCATCAGAGGTTAATATATATTCATTTTTACCTGTCTCTTCCATTTCATCTTTCTTATCATCAAAGAAATCCGTTAATTTTTGGTTAAATGGGTACGAATCTAATGAACGTAACATTAATCTTTCTTCAGGTGTTTTTTCTCGGTATTTGTCAAATTTAGCTTCAAGGCCACTAATCTTATCCATGATTTCGTCCATGTGTGATAATTTACTTTCTAAATCGTCTAATTTAGAAAATATACCATCCATAAACTCATCTTGTTTAGCTTGAATCTCTTGTTGTGTTGTAACAAGGTCTGTAATGTCTATCTCTTCAGATTCTCCTTCTCCACCTTTGGGTTCATTACCAACTTCTTCAACATCAGGGTCATTTTCTACATCGACAGGTTCAGGAATAACATCCCCTCCTGCTGGTGGTGCTCCTGCCGCGTCTGCAGGTGCTCCTGCCGCGTCTGCAGGTGGTGGTATTCCACCTTCAGGCTCACCTATAGGTGCTTCCGCTCCAGGAGCAGCCGCCGGATCAACAGGTGCTGGTGGTGCTGGTGGTGCTGGTGGTTCGGGTTGCTCATTTAAGATGTAGGCATTAATTTGATTGAATCTTTTTAATTCTTCTAATATTTTTCTATCTAAACTCATTTTTTTTTAATTTTTAACCATTTAATAATGTCTTAACCCCTTGCGGAGTTTCAACCTTTAACGTTCTATTTGTTTTCATAGTATTATCAACTCTTTCAATCAAACCATCTTTCATTCTGATTGTATAGCAATCGCCGGTATCTAAATCACAAACCTCTTGGTATCCGTTACCTCCGTCCTTTTGAGTTACACGAACATCTTTTTTAAGATAATCGTCAAGTAAATTTTTCATATTCATACTTTTTATTTTTATATAAATATACGATACTAAGGGTTTTGTACAAAATATAGATAACTATTTTTAAATATGGTAACAAATGCGTTGTAACCGGTCGCGTTATTTAAAAATATCTTATTTTCAGTCTCATCTTTAATTTGTTGAGCATTTAATGATGATGTTATTGCAGCGGCAGTTAACCATGTTGTTACGGCTAATTGGGTTAATGCTTTACCATAACTAACATTAACATCAACGTTAGGGTTTAGATTTACCAAATTTTGAATCATCGGTTCATAACCTTGATAGTATGAAATCATGTATTGTGTCGCAGTTAATATGTCTGGAAATTTAGCAATAGGCACTTTAGTTCCCGAAATATCAACACAAGATTGTTCAGTAATAAATGTCGCTAAATTTCCTTTTGGTGCATTTTTTGTTGTAATTTCATACAAATTATTATTAATTACGTTAAATGTTGTGGCGTTAGTCGTATTTAATTTTGATGTAGTAGCGATACCTAAAAGTAATGCTCTAATTGCCGTATTTGTTGTAACAGATCTTATAGTGGTAGCAACTTGGTTATTGGTATAAGTATTAGCACTTATATCTAAAAACGGAATTGTTGGGTAAGCTGACGTATACCTACATTCCACTTCGGTACTTGTAAGTATTTTTGGGTCCGTAGTTAATAATTTCTCTTCGGGCGATTGTTCGGTTACTCCAGACTCAGGTATTGTTTTTTTAATATTTTCCTTAAATGAGTTTAAAATTTTCTTATTAACATTTATTAATAAGTTATTTACGCTAGGTAAACTATATTTAGGTATTCGGGTACCTTTAAAATCGGTATCAAATCCTCTTTCAGAAACATTATGATTTACTTCATATATCCAATAAGGACCGTAAAACATAGGCACATGTCTTAATACAAAATACATCGTGGGTTGTATCATAACATTCCCCATAGATTGTACACCACAAGAATATGATCTAGATTTATATATTCCATACATTGATGTAGATTGTTGTCCTACCTTATCACCTGAAACCGAACTACCAATATCAGCAAATACTTTAAAAGATTCTGATGTATTTTTCATTTCTGACATATCTAAATCTAAAGTTTTAAATATGCTTTGATTTTGTACACCAAAATCCACACTAAACCCAACAACTCTGTTTGTTTTTGAGTAATCTCTATTAGTATCAGAAACTCTTAATGGGTTATCAGCAGGAACTCTTAAATCAAAACTATCGTCACCAAACCTATTAAATGAATTCTCTTTTGGTTTAGGGTACTCTGATGGGTTACCCATATATAAACATAAAAACTTAGGACTTGATTTTGTATAATCAACTTCTAAATACGTACCAAAAAGAGAGTTCCCAACTTCGGGATCTACAACAGCTGTTCCGTTTTTAACCGCCTCTTGTAATCCATAAAAATTAATATATGCCGGCATAGCCATAAACATAAACTGGTTGTCGTCTAATATATTACCAACAACCTGCATTAAGTTCATATCAGGATTTTTTTCAGTATCTAATCTATTAACAACTTTTTGCACATCAACAATATAGGTATCACCGATATCACTATTTGCCTTATCCATATATAAAAAGTCTTCAAATAGTGTTACGGTTTTTAAATCCGACCCAGCAATCCATTTATCGTTAAACCCCTTTAAAGTGTTATATAAAGTTAATTTTGTGGTATCACCATTAACCGTAACCGGTTGGTTATTTGTTGTTATTTTAATGTCTTTTAATATTTTATTTAGATTGGTGAACGTTTCATTAACAATACCATTTTGTAAATTATACTGTGATGTTAAGTAATTGTTTATGAAAGTTGTGAATTTTGTACTATTAAAGGTAGGGTCTTTTAATTTTTGTTCTGCATATAATCTTATTAATGGATATGCGGTTTCAACGTTTGCCGAATTAAACGCAATATTATTATCAATAAAGAAATCAGTTACGTATGATTTTTGAGTGTTTTGTAGTGGTGCAACATTTGGGTTGGGGTTAGTTGGTGTGGGTGTTGTTGTTTGGTTACCACTTACTGTAGAAATGTTTGCAACTAATGTTTGGTAACTTACACCTGTTACAGCATATTTAACGGTCATTATATAATTACCTGAAGTGTTACCATTAACCTCAAATACTCTCGCGTAGTTTGTATCTAAACCACTACTACCATTAAATGGTAATGAACTATTATTAGGGTCATTTATATCACTATTTGCAGGATAAAATAAAGTACTACTAAAATTTAGTGGTTCAAAAACAGGTATTCCTGTTAATTTATAAACGGTATATCCACCACTAGGTTTAACAATATTAAAATAGTTAATGTTATCTTGATTTGGCGTTTCAGGTAATATAACAGAACTATCACCAACAAATTCTAATTGTAGTGATGTAGTTAATGGGGATTGTGAACAATTTAAATTTGTTTGCCAAAAAGACATACAATAACTTTCTGGCGAAAGGTTTCCTGTATTTCCGTCAAGATATGTATTGTCATCATTAACTACATTATAGTTGGTAGTAATTGCACTATCTGGTACTTTTCTAGCGCAGAATTCTTTATCTTGTGATGCACTATCAACAACTTCCAAATACCATATATCCCCATTAGTGTAGCTTAACGAAGAAAAATTGTTCGGGTCAGTTATATTAAAATATTGTCCCGTACATACATCTTGAAAAGTTTTAAATGTTTGTGTCTGTGTTGGTGGAATATATTGGTAATTTATAAATGTTGTTTGGGTCGCGATTGATGGGGCTAATTGTACAGAAGGAAAAGATGGTTGTACTTGGGTTTGGAAGTCCAATCTTGGTATTGTAGAATACCCTAAATATTTTCTTAATGAGTCCCAAGCATTTTTATTTTGTGCAACACTTTGTAGTAATGTTACAGATGTTCCGTCACCAGGCAATGTACCCTTAACGTAAGGTAAAAACTGATATTTATCGCTTGGTACAAATTGTGTAAGATTAGAAAACGAATTAAATAATTTTCTATTAAAATGTCCTGGATTACCTAATTTTATTACACAATCAAAATTTAAAAACTTTTTAACTGATTCCGTAAATGAACTTATTTGTTTAGTTGCTAATGCTTTACCATCAACATTTTGATTAACAAAATCTACACCTGTTTTACTTACAACAAATAATGATCTAATCTGACTAACAAGTAATTTTTCCTCTAAATTATGTATACCTCCCGTTTGGTTATATGTTGGAGATATAATCTCATCGGTTAATGATATGTCTTTAGCGTCTGGATTATAATTACAGAACCCTAAAAACTTTTCTTCAAATTTATTTAACATTTCAACAGTAAAAATGTTGAAAATCTCGTCTATGTTTGAATAGTATGATTGTGTAGTTTCTAAATCAAAAGGATATTGTTTTGATGAACTTTCACTCATATTTTTTAAATATTGTGTTGGTAATGGTTTTTTAATTAAACTATTATCAAAATAACCAAAATGAGATGTCCCCCATAAAGACCTAACCGAACCATTATAAAGTGATTTGTTATTTAAAAGTTCCGTCTTTAAATTATTAGTGTCATTAACACATTCAAATATTGATTGGTCTATTGGTATGCCCCCCATAGAAGGGTAAAGTAAAATAGACGTATTACCTTGATTAACTGAAGTTGCTGCGCTAAATTCTCTATATTGATAAAAGTTTTGTTTTATTAACGATCGGTTAAGATTTGCAATATCAAAACCAAAATTTAAAAAATTTGTTGATTGTCCATTAACCCCTATTCTTAATTTATTTTCTGTGTATGCAGTTAAAAAATCAGAAGTAGTATATCCAGTAAACAAATCTTTACCAATTACAAAATTATTTATCGCGTTTATTACTTTAGGGTAAAACCCAACATTAATAGTGTCTTTTGATTGTATTGAAGGTATTGGAAATACTTCTGTATTTTGTAACCTTATGTTTTGTGATCCACCTGTATAGTTAGGGATTGTATATTGTGTTGTAATTGCAGATGTTACAGGGTCATAAGAACCGGCATAGTCAAAGTCTTTCCAAACACTATCTAATATATCAACACCCGTTTCTACATATTTTTTATATCGGTGCCAAATTGAACCATACTTTAAAACCCAAGCATAAGGAACTTGGTGTATTGCTGAATATTTTTTAAATGTTGCGGCCAAATAATCTAAATCCGTTATTGTGCCATCATTATTAATATTTTTTAATCTTTCTTTGGTGGTGATTAATGGCATGGAATTAAGATACAAATACCCTAACGGTACAAATGCGTTTTTATCTTTTGTTTTATTTAATTCAACACCACTAATAATTGAGTTGATAAAATAGGGAGTATTCAATAATGATGTTGTTTGGTATTGAGCTCCAACTTGACCACTATAGACATTACCATAATCAATAGACGATTCGGTTATATAATAATCTTTAACCTGTCTATATTCATAAAAATCAAATAAAGTTTGTCTTGTTGTTACTGAAACACTATTTGTTTGGTCGGTAATATATGGTTGTACATCATTTTTAAAAGAATGGTCATCTGTAAATAATTTGATGTTATTATATGTTTCGGTTTCATTAATTCTAGCAATGGTTTTTTTATCTTGTAAATAAACAAAAGTTTTAGTTGTATCATTAAATTCATCAAAAGAATTTAAAGTAAAACCATTAGACATATTATCCTTTAACCAAGTAACATTTGTAAATGGGTAGGTATCTAATGTGTTTATTTTTGAACTATCAGTACTTTTTAGATAATCAGTTAAATTAGTAACTAATGGTTGGTCTGATGAAACTTTTATTGATCTTGAACTTAAAGTATCAATACTATAAATCTCATCTTGTACCTTTAACATATTTTCAATATATTCAGTTTTAAATAAACTTCTTAAATATGTTTGCCAACTATCACCTTGTCCGTTACTAGATATTTTTTTCATATAATCTAACAAAGTCGTTAAATTAAGTTTTAAATCTTTTAACGACTTATTTAATGAAATGTCGTCCGAAGCGACTAAACTTATATTTTTACTTTCAATATCACCATAAAATTTATCTATTTGTTTTGGAGAAACTATTGTGGGGTCTAATTTACTATAGTGAGCAATGATATACGATCTCTCATATATTTCATAGAATGTTTTTATTGCGTCTAAATCTTGATACGGTAACGTTTTAAATGGGAACTCCAAAGCATTTGCAGAAACATATTTAGTAACATCTGATGGGTTCTCATATAAATTACCCTCGACTGGTTTTGCCTTTTCTACCGAACCTTTTAAATATGCCTCTGTAAACCCAATTTCAGGCCATATTCTATAATCATACGCTCTAGTTTGATTTATAACCTTTGAGTCTCCGGGATATTGTATTACATATAAATCCCTACCATCTTTTTGTTTTTCTAATGTAAAATATAGTGGCCAAGGATAAATTACATTATCTTTATTTAATTCACCACTAGAGGTTTGTAACGCCTTAAGAGCATCAGGAGAAAATGCTTTTTCAGGTGGTATAACTGACATTAGTCTAGCAACATCATCTCTAACATTCCAAGCTTCTTGATGTACATCGTCCATTAATCTATAAAACGCATCGGCACCCGCCATAATAACCGCAAATACATTTCTTATTGTTGGTACAAATCCTAAATTTCCTGTGGCGGCTTCCGATAATAATCCACCTAATTCTTTTTCAATTATTTCTTCATTTGTGTTTAAAGTTTTTTCCATTTGGTCTAACTTAAATAAATAACTATTTTTTGCATAAACACCGTCGTTAATCAACTTATCACCAAAAACAAAGTAATCGGGGGTATCGGTAACAAAAGCATTATTTATTAAAACTTTAGTGGTTAGGTCAGCATTTTTAGTCTCATCTATGACAAATTTTTGATAGTCAGCAACAATATTAGGGTCGTTTGGATTATACTGTTTACCTGTCCTATAGAAGAAAGTGTTTTGAACGTTTTTTTCATTTGCAATCCAACTATTAAAATCTAATTTCTTAATAATATCAGTACTATTTAACTTGTTTACTGGTATTTGTCTTTTAGCCTCTTTTATGGTTCCAAATGTTGTATTATTTTCAAGATTTTTAACATATTGTGTAATTCTTTCTTGTGTTTTTGTTTTGTAATCTAATCTAGATTGATCTGAAATTTCTTTTTTAAAAGGATAATATATTTCATTTACTCCGTTTGTACTAACAATATAATAACTACTCCTATCTAAAAAATTATTTAAAGAGTTTTCGTAAACTTCTTTTTTTAATTTTGTTAAATTTTCTCTATAATCTATAATATCATTAAGTTGTGTGAAATCACCTTTATTATCATTTATTAAGGATTCTAAAATATTTGTAACAAAATTATTTACTCTATATTTAAACTCATCAATTGATATTTCATCAAAATCTTTATCAATTAATCCCTTTCTTTTATAAATTTGATAAACCTCATGTAGTTTTTGTCTACCTTTATATGTGTTTAATTGTTTAACCGAACCGGTAGTTGGGTCCGTTACCGTAATATTACTATTATACATTTTTGGGGCCGTTTGAGCATACTGTAATGGAGTATCAAAAAGAAGGGCAGTAAACTTACCAATCAGTTTTAAACTAATATTATAGTTACCTGTCTCCGCATCAAATTTAGCATTAAACGACATTAAAGATAATCTATATCTTATTGCCTTACCATAATAACCTTTAAGCGTTAAATAAAATAATGGGTAAGGGAAATTAAAAAATGCGGAATATAAAGAATTTTCACCTTGTTCAAATAATGACCTACCTTGTATATCAACCATTTCAATATTAACTTCAGGAACTCCAGTTCCTTTAATATTTACCCTAATTGATTTAATACCTAATAATTGCGTATCTTCATAGTTAGATACACTATTTTTAAATTTGGGGGTACCATCAACACTTACCACTTGTTCTGTTTTTTGATTTA